TATGCCCACTGGCTGAAGATTCGTGTCCGTACCTTTCGAGGTTTGTCTCTTTGGTCCTCGCCTTGATTTGTTCGTTCTTCGCGACGTTGTCTACGCCGTATTTCTCTATAATAGTTGCCTTGCGCTTATCCTTTGTTTGATCGGACCGTAGGGAGCATGCACTGCTGCAGTAAGGCCTGTATCCCTCTAGCCAGTTCTTGTTGAAGGTGGTCGGTTTGCCACAAGTGCATAGGGGCCTCTTCTTCACTGCTTGGGCCCAATGCCAGACCCTCTGCGGGAATGGTAGGTCATGTCCCGCTGAATATTCATTTATTTCCGCCAGGAGTCCTGGGTGGTTCCTGGACATGTAGGATTCTCGCAATCTTCCGGGTTTGCCCAAGGTGGCGTTGAGTAGCCTCTCGTATCTGTGATGATCCATATCCTATTTATTAACTAAATTTGAAGGTGTTTGTCAAAAGAAAAAAACCCTCTCTTTCGAGAGGGTTTTTTTTATGTCTACACGGTCGGCTTAGTTCAGGTAGGAGTTTGCGTCCAGAACCTTGATTTCCATGTACTGCTTTTGCGGGAACCAACCCACTTCGGCAACTGCATACCTCGAACGCAGAAGCATGCGAGGAGCGAATGTTGCTTCGGAGATCACGCTGATCGACTGTGCCATGAGGTATGGAACGAAGATCAGACCAGGTTGATCAGGGTTGTTCTTACGACCAAGAGCGATGCGGTTGTCGTTGTAGCGCATGTAAGGGTCTACGTAGATGGTGATGTCACCGATCTGACCTACAGGGTACAGCTGACCTGAACCGTTGATCTTGGATTTTACTGGGTTGATGGTGTAGCCAGCGATGTCCATGAAGGCTGCGGCCAGGCCACCATTTGTTACAGCGTACTGGGCTGGGCCTACGCGGCCTTCAGTAGCGATGTAGTTGGAGGCGTGTACGAGCTTCGTGATGAGCTTGCGCTGTACTGCGTGCGTGGTTTCGCCGCCGGGTCCGCTAGAAGAAGCGTAAGCGGTGTCGAGGTCGAACACAGTGTGACCGGAGATGGTCGCTGATCCGCCGAAAGCCGGGGCTGTGAGGCGGTTAGCTGCGCCCAGTTCGAACACCTTAGCAACGATCTGCTTGGAGATTGTCTGAGACAGTTCGTTCACGAGGATTGACTCCATCTTCTGGACGATGTCCATGCCGGTGTTGGCCTTGATGTCCTCGATCTCTGTCCGGCGCAGTGCAGAAGATACCTCGATGGTACCAACGGCCACTGACTTGGAAGAGACCTTGGGACCGATGACGCCAGCGTAGCTGAGGTCGTCGTTTGCACGGCTCATCGGGTAGAGGCCGGTTTGTGCGTCTGTTGCTGCTGTCCAGTTGGAGACGAATCCGGGGATGTGGTCTTCCAGTGCGCTGATCAGTTGTACGGTAACGTTGCTTACGGCAGTGCCACCAAGAGCCTCGATCTGTGCTGTCATCGAGGAGGTTGGGCCGAAAGTGTTCTTAGCTGTATCGAACTGATATGGGGCCACGCCAACACCGCCGTATACGGTAGCGTTGCTGCGTGCGTTCGCTTGGTTGTATGCGCGGAACATCGGCAAGCCGTCAACGCGGGAGAATCCGAGGAACTCTACCTTTTTGGTTTTAACTTCCGGTTCGCCGGCTTTCGTGTATGCACCTGTCGAGATGTCAACCCAGATGCGGCCGCCCTGGAGGCCACCTACAGTCTGAGTTGTTGCTACGGCACCGCCCCCTGTGTAAGCCATTGCGGCTGTCAGGCCGGCAATAACCGTTGCGAGAGGTGTGCAGTTTACCTTGAACACCTGAGGGCGAGCCTCTGCGGTGTCGACGTCGTCATACTGGAAGTCGATGTAGAGCAGGTCGATCTTCGGGCCGGGGGTCGGCTTTACAGCGACCAGGTCCAGACCGATCGTCTGAGCTGCGATCTTCATTGCGACCGGGAGCAGGTTCTGAGCGAGGTCACCGGAACCGATGTTGCCGCTGGGACTCGGAGAAGTAGCGGTGATTGCGTTCAGAGCGCCTGCGAGAGCGCCGGGGTTCGGAGATACTACTCCACCCATGCCAGCGATGCCGGCGTTCAGGTATGCGTTTTCGTTGATCGAGTGGTACTCAGCGTACTCGGACATCCAGTCGAGCCTGTCTTCGCCGGTTACACCCATGTTTTCCAAGACAGGAGACCACTTCTTCATGGCCTTAACCTTGTCTATACGAATGTGTGACATTTTTTAGGTTTTGTTTTTTTTTTACTTGATGCCTTTGAATCTCTCAAGGATCATCTCTACTTCCTTGTCGGACAGCTTGTCCTCGAGGATGATTGACTCATGGGAGACCAACTGCCTGCTCGTCTGCTCGTTCTTCTTGAACGGGCGGGTGAGCCAGAAATGCTCTATCTTCTCTTCCGTGTCCAACGCGGGATACAGGATAGCCTGGGACAGAGTCGATTTCTTTTGGTTTTCATTCAGTGAGTTCCAGATTGGCTTGATGTTTTCGGGCATCAATCTGATGAGTTTAGACTCCAGCGATTCCTCCTTCACTGCAAGCGCCTCGTTGATCAGCCTCAGCACTTCTGCCTTGCTGAAGTAACTTTTTTCGCTTAGGTAAAGTTTCACTTGCTCCTGCTCTTCTTTGTTCAGGTTGTAGTAGCTGTCAACTTGTGACTTGCTCAGGAAAGTGAGGAAATGCATGTCGTTGTTCTCGACGACCTTACGCTTCTTGGCCTCTTCGATCAACTTGTCTATGCTCCGGGAAAGCTCCGAGTCTGAATGACCCTCGTAGGCCCCGGCAGTTTCTTCTTCGTATTCGTTTGTTTCTTCTTCGTATTCGCCTTCGTGCGTTCCTTCTTCATCGGATGCCTTCCAGTCGCCTTCTTCTTCGTGCGCGTCGCCAACCTCGTCGGTCGGGAGCATCTTGAAGTCGTCGTCTGTGTAGTGCATGTCGGAATCCTCGTCGTTAGATCCCTCTTCCTCGAATTCGGACTGCATCTCGAATCCTACTTCCTCCAGAGTCGGGAACCTTTCTCCCTTGCTCTCTAGGATGCCCTTGCTTGAGTTGAGCTTCTCGGCGATCATGCCAGTGTAGGACACGCTCTTGTCGAGGTTCTCGGCGATGTACTCACTGTACGCGATGTTGTCGTCCAAGTGCTCGGCGATGTACTCGGAGTAGGCGATGTTACCCTCCAGGTGCTCGGCCAGGTACTCGCTATAAGATATCGAGTTGTCCAGGCTCTCGGCCAGGTACTCGCTGTAGGAGATGTTCTTGTCGAGGTTCTCGGCGATGTACTCGCTGTACGCGATGTTCTTGTCGAGGTTCTCTGCCAGGTACTCGGAGTACTCAATGCTCTTGTCGAGGTTCTCTGCCAGGTACTCGCTGTAAGAAATGTTCTTGTCGAGGTTCTCTGCCAGGTACTCTGAATAAGAGATGTTCTTGTCCAGGTTCTCGGCGAGGTACTCGCTGTAGGAGATGTTCTTGTCGAGGTTCTCGGCGACGTACTCGGAGTAGTTGATTGCCTTCTCGAGGTTCTCTGCCAGGTAGTCGTTGTGGTTCGCCAGTTTCTCGGTCTTGTTCTTCAGCGACTTGTTCTCGTTCACCACGATCTGGACCTTGTCGGCCAGGTAGTCGAGGTACTTGACGATCTTGTCGTTGTTGTTGTTGAGCTCCTCGTAGTACTCAAGAAGCTGGTCCAGCTTCTTGGGGCTGAGGTTGCCCTGCTTGAGCGCGGACTTCACTTCCTTCTTTGTCGAAGCGATCTCGTTGATGATGTACTTCGAGTAGTCAGTGAGCTGACTCTTGGTCACGAATTCATTCTTGTTCATTTTGATTAGGTCGTTCATTTTTGACTCCTTGGACATGTCGTATATCCTGAAGTTTGTGTTGTCAGTGAACCCGAAGGACTCGTTGATTGAGCTTAGCTTCGCAGAAGCGAAGCCAGGGTCTGCAACTATGTCGTAAGTGAAGAGCTTCTTCAGTGTGACCGTCCCGTCGGACTCGGTCACGCCGGCTGCGCGGCTGGAAACGAAAAGAGGGCATCCGTCGTCGACGAGCGCCTTGGCTTCCTTGCCCCAGTATGTGTTGAGCAGCCTGATCTGACCGTCTACCCGGTTGTGCTCCTTAACGAAGAAAGTCTTCTGAACGAGGTGCGAGGCGCGGGACAAAGAGGTGTCGAACACGTCTGGGTGGTCGAACTCACCATAAACAACTCCCAGGGTGTTCATCCTTTCGTTGAGCTCGTTCAGGCACGGGATGAACTTGTCGGCCGTGTAGACCCTCTCGTTCCTGTTCCTAACGTCGAACTCCGTGAAGATGCCCTTGAGCTCGTAGCCCCTAGAAGTGTTTGCAGACTCATTGATCTGCAAAGGCCTCGTGTTGTTTTCAACTATCAGTATAGGCTTCATTTATTGGTTTCCGATTTTTTGGTTTACGTATATATTACCCTTAAAAAACCCTTATTCCCGTAAGGTGGATTTTTTATGAACCCTCTGAACCTATTGTCATTTCAGTTACTTGCACGTCTCCTAGTAATGGGTCATTTATTGACAACACAGATCACTTTACTCACTATACTAATGATGATACTTACGAGAGAGGTTCTCGTCAAGGTCAACGAGGCCAACCTTTCATACTTCGAGGACCTTGGATACGAGGTCCACATAGGCGAGCGACTTCCCATACCCGTTGAGTTCCTCAGCGTAGGCAGCCACCAGCAGATATCCTGCCAGTGCGACGGGTGCGGGGTCGTGAAGCAGGTAATTTTCAAGAACTACGTCAGGTACGGCAACAAGTGGGGCTTCTACTACTGCAGGAAGTGCTCCGAGCAGAAGCGCAAGAGGACGCTGAACATGAACTACGGGGTGGACTACCCCATCCAGAACGCCCAGATCAAAAAGAGGATCTCCTCGACCATAAGAAAAAACAAGTCCGCGAAATGAGGTCATTTATATTTGTGGTGGCCCTCCTGTCGGGGTTGGCACTTCGCTGCCAGGACCGGACCTTGTCCTACATAGAGTCGGTTAGAGGCATGGCGGTCCGCGAGTCAATGGAATACTGCATCCCTGCGTCAATAATCCTTGGTCAGGCGATTCTTGAGAGCGGATCCGGGATTAGCCCTCTTGCGAAGGAGGCGAACAACCACTTCGGCATAAAGTGCGCAGGGGTGTGGAAAGGGGGTGTGTACAGGCACGACGACGACCGGCCGGGTGAGTGCTTTAGGAAGTACAACAGCATAGACGAGTCGTTCAGGGACCACTCCCTGTTCCTGGCCAGGCGGCCGAGGTACGAATCCCTTTTCCTTTTGGGACCCACCGACTACAGGGGCTGGGCGATCGGCCTGCAGAAGTCTGGCTACGCCACGAATCCCAAATACGCTTCGCTTCTCATAAAGTGCATCGAAAAGTACGGACTGTACCGGTACGACGTCAGGTGACCTAGAACTCGAACTCTCCGCCACCACCCTGCGCCGGAGGTGTCTCTGCTCCGCCTTGTGCGGGTGGTGCCTGCGCCCCACCCTGCGCCGGAGGTGCCTGCGCCCCACCGAACTCCCCGCCACCTTCCATGCCGGCAAGCCCGCCCATCTCTCCTCCCATCTCTCCCATCTCTCCGCCTTCGGCGCCGCCCTGGGCCGCACCGCCTCCGCCTCCGTTGGCCTTTATCTTGTATGCCTTGATCTCCTCCTTCTCCTCGTGGGTCAGCTTCATGTACTTGTCTATGAGGAACTCCATGGGGAAGTAAGGCTGTCCGTCCGCGTCCTGGATGCCTGACAGCGTGCTGATTATTCCCGCCCGCTTCTCCATGTTCGCGTTCTTCTTCCACTCCTCGAAGAGGGTGTTGGAATAGAAGGATATATCAACCTGGTTCAGGAATATCTCGTCCTCCTTCAGCTCGGGGAACTCCATGCACATCTGCAGCTTCAGGGGCTTTATTATCAGCTCCTTGAAGTTTGCCCTGATCCTGCCGGTGAAGTTGCCGAACATGACCTCGTCGCGGGTCACCTCGGCCGCGTCGCTGTACACGCTGCCGCCACCGTTCTCCCTCTCGAACCTACCCTGCGGTATCTTGGACGCCCTCTTCAGTCCGTTGAAGAACCATGTTAGCATGTCGTTCTCGTTAAGGTTGTGACCCTGCGGCGTCACCAGCTCCATGGTGGGGGAGCCTGCGTCGCCCTCCGGGAACCACAGCTGCTTGTTGTAGGGTAGGTGCTTCTTGCCGTTTATGGTGAGTGTGCCTAGCGAGTCGTCCCAGTCGATCTCCTCCGAGTAGTCCGCGATCAGCTGGCCAATCTGCTCCTCGGCCCTCTGCCTGGACAGGCCCTTGACCGGCACCGTGAACTTCTGGTACACCATCGCGTTGACCACGTTGAACATTATGCGGGTCTGCTCTATTATCTTGAGCTGGTTGTACGGCTTGATGAGGCCCTCGACGTAGGAGGTCTCTGAATAGTCGTTCTGCGTGGAGTACGATATGAACACGATCTGAGAGTCCAGGAATATCCTGCGCAGCTGGGGGTCCTCGGGGTACTGTATCCACAGGTTGCCGATGGCTGGCTCGTATCCCGGGACCAGGGTCTCGGGCCTCAGCCGGTTGAAGTGTATGATGTTCTTCTTCTTGTCGTCCCAGACGATCTCGAGCGCTATGTACCCGTCGATCAGGAAGTCCTTCATCAGGTTCCACGCCGTTATCCCGTCAGCGAAACCGTAGGCCCTGTATATCTTCTCGAAGTACTCCTGGTACTTGTCCTGTATGTCCTGGGGGTAGTCGTTTGTTATGGGCCTCGGCATGCAGAAGTCCCTCTCGTCGTTGTAGATTATCGTCTCGTCGGCGACCCTAGACACGAAGTCCCTTATCTCGTCCTTTATGGAGTACTCCCTGAGTATCCTGCGCTTGTCGGAGTATGCCCGGTCAAGGTATGGTATCGACTTCTGGTTGAGGACCTGGGCTATAGCGCGCTGGGAGAAGAAGCTGTACATGTCGGCGCCCTTCACCGCGTAGGGGTCCTCGTTCATGCCAACGCCGACCGTGTTCCGGATGATCATGTCGTCGTACTTCATACCCCACGAGCTAAGCCCCCTCAGCATCTTGCTGAAGAGACCCTTGTTGTCCACTGCTGTGTTCAGGGATGATGACTGCTGGTTGATCGGATTGTATGAGGCCATGCCGCTATATATTAACCATCATCGGCTCACCTACCGTATTTCTCGTAGCTGTCCCTCAGCCTCTTTATGTGGCCCCTGAGCGCCACGAACTCCTCGGAGATCTCCTGCTCGATGTCGTAGAAGTCGTCGAGCATGGCTGAAGACATCTCGTTGTGCCTCCTCGCACGGTCGCCTAGCTTGGCCCTCCATATGCCGAAGAGGTTGTCCGGGTCGTACTTGTTTATCGGGTGCTGCGAGTTAAGGAACCTCGGCACCACCTCGTTCGTGACCTTGTGCGCCATGGCGATCTGCGCCGTGTTGTACTCCACCAGGGCGTACTCGAAGCCCCACTTGATGAGCTCCTTGTATACGCCCGTGTAGTCCACCGCCAGGGACCTGTCCTTTTCGAAGTCCTCATCGGTCATGAACTTGTCAAACATCGTCACCCTCACGTCTATCGGAATGAAGTTGAAGTTGATCGCCAGCAGGACCACCATGTTCCCGAACCTCTTGTGCGAGACCGCGAACACGGGGGAATACCTCATCCAGTTCGAGTCGTCTCGGTAATGAAGGAAGTAGAAGGCGCCCGGCTGAATGTCGCCGACCTTCACTCCGTAGACCAGCTTGTTCGGCTTGCTGACCGACTCGTAGAGGAACATCGAGTTTGCCTTGAAGCTCTCCACCTCGCTGTTGCCGTACACCATTTTCGCAAGTTTTACCCTATCCAGGAGCTCTCCCATACCGATATATATTCTCAAATGAAAACAACCGATGCTCAACTCTGCCCCCAATAATTCAAAGTACCACCAGGGCATATACTATCCCAAGAACTTGGACAAGGTAGTCAAGCTCAACGCGCAGGGAGGCCTTTACTACAGGTCGTCCCTCGAGAAGAAGATGATGGTCTACCTAGACATGAACGAAAAGATCCGGAACTGGGGCGCGGAGCACCTCAAGATACCTTATTCCAAGACTGAGTTCCACAACGAGTCGCAGATGCTTAGGACCACAGAGCACATCTACTACCCCGACTTCTACTACGAGCTGGCCAGGGAGGACGGATCTGTGGCTAAGGTGGTGGCGGAGGTCAAGCCGTACTCTGAGACAGTGGAGCCCAAGCTGGCAGCAAAGCCCACGGCAAAGCAACTCAAGAACTTCGAGTACGCCCTGAAGATGTGGAACAAAAACCTGTCCAAGTGGCAGCACATGATCGAGTGGTGCCGGAGGAAGGATATGGAGTTCGTGATAATAACGGAGAAGCTGCTGGGGGACTAGAACGAAGAGTCGAACCTTTCGCCGACCCTCGCGAACACCTCGTAGTCCGCGATCGTGAAGTATATGACCATCGCCTCCTGGTACGACTGGTTGTCCCTCACGAACTCGACCCTGAGGCGGTAGTTCATGCCCACCATCTCGGGTATAAACTGCGCGATCTGTGAGTTTATGGTGTCCTCCACGTACTCGGACGACACCTTGGTCTGGAACAGGAGCTCCTCGAGGTTGCAGCCGAATTCCGGCTGGGCCATAAGCTCGCCCTTGTTCGTGAACAGGAGCAGCTCGTACTTCTGGATCATGACAGATATGAGGTCGTCCTCTATTATCCTGCTCGTCCGGAACTTGGGATGTCCGTTGTACTTTATGTAGAAGTCGCGGAAGTCTAGGCTGGCCATAAAGGCTACGGGTTTTCACCTATATATTATTCCCGCCCGCCCCGGACCTCGCGAGCTTGCCCACGAGAGACACGCCGACGACCACCGGGTCTAGGCAAGACTGCATCTGGGCGTAGGCCTCCGCGACGTGGGCCGCCGCAGAGAACACCTGGCCGCCCCTTCCAGTCGATATCAGCCACCCAGTGTAGTCCGACCCCAGCATCCGCAGCAGGGACTCGACGTTGTCCTGCCCGACCTTGTCCGTTATGAACCCGTAGGCGGCCTCGCCGTCGATCCCGGGAGTGTGGATCATCTCGTATAGCTCGGCCCGGATCCTGTCGCTGGCCCCTCCCGAGGGCAGCTCGCCCGTGGACTTGTAGAACTGTAGGGCGTTCAGCATTGCCCTGTAGTCGGGGAAGGAGGAGTTTATGATCTTGACAAGACCGGCCTTGTCTATCTCGATCCCCTCGGCCGGCGCGATCACCCCGGAGATCCTCCGGTACATGTCTATCTTGACCTGCTTCTCCTCCCTGGCGTCCGCAGGGTCGAAGCACACCTTCACCATCCTCGACCTTATGCCCTCAGTCACCTTGTCCAGATGGTTGGTGTTCAGGATGAACCTGACGCCCTTGGCTGAGTAGTCCTCGATGTAGGCTTTGAGGGCGTCCTGGTACTGCGGGCTGGTCCGCTCGAACTCGTCCAGGAAGACGTATTTTGTGCCCTGATGGTGGCTTTCGCCGTCAAGGTCGAGTCCCATGTAGACATTAGAACAGAACTCGTCGACCTTGGTCCTCAGGGTGTCGATCGATGTGTGGAAAGAGCTGTTTATCTCGAGGTGGGGCCGGTCCCTGGACCACTTGCCGATCAGTATCCTTGCCAGGGTGGTCTTGCCCGTGCCGTAGTGGCCGTGGAAGATGTAGTTTGCGCGGACGCCTTCCCTGAACGCATCCCTTATCCTTTCCGGAAGCACCATCTCGTCCACTGACCTGGGCCTCCACCTCTCGTTCAACAGCAAGTTCCTCATAAAAAATCTGCGCGGCCGGTTTGTGCATGGCCGCGACTGAATATATATGACATGCGCACACTGAAGACTTTCGAGCAGTTCGACCACACCGAGTTGATGGGCATCGACTGGGGCAAGATACTCCCAAGGAGGATAGAGGTGTTGAAGGGCGGCGAGGAGGGCCAACTTAGAAGGGCCTTCCGTATCGGCAACGTCATAAAGAACGCCAACATGACCCAGGTCTTATACGAGGCCGAGAGGTCGCTGTTCGGCCACCCGGACGAGATGAGCATGGACGTTTACTACTATAAGGACAGGGGGTCTAAGATGGCGGTGGACATAATGTACGGGGACCTGGTCGCGTGCGAGTTCACCGTAAGGTCGCCGAGGGAAGTGGAGGTGATCGAGGACACGTCCTATGGAAGCAAGTTCGATCCATCCAACACGGTGTTCGCCCTGTCCGACCGGACGATATCGGATCTTGTCGGGTTCATAAACGAGGTCGACGGCTTCGACATATCGGCCGACCAACTGTCGTTCCTTTCCATGGCGCAGTCCGGCGATTTGGGGCGAAAAGCGGGTGTCCGGACAAACGCGACCGGGCAGCGTGGAAATATATAATCAAGCTTTATGAGATTCAAGAAGTTGGTTGTCGACGGCAAGGCGGCGGTGCCGCAGCACATGATAGAGCAGGCACTCACGGAGCGCGGGTTCGGTTGGTTGGTGGACTGCGAGATCGAGGACGCCGACGTCGAGGTCATCCGCAACACTATAGTCTGGCGGTCCGGGAACCTGTACACCGGGTCCTGGAGGTACGGCATATGGAAGTCGGGGGACTTCCACGGCCGGTGGGAGAACGGCATATTCGAGTCCGGTAGGATGTTGGGCGATTTCGTTAGCGGGATCATGGACCCGGGTCTGGCCGAATAAAAAAATAACCGCATACCATGAAGAGGAGGAAGTCCGTAATCGAATCCGAGAAAGTGATCTGGGAGGACGACAGGGTCCGCATATACACCCTCCACGACAGGGACGTGATATTCGAGGTGGACGGCGACGTGACACTCGACGTCGCCGAGGCGGTTGCGATGATGGTTCACAGGAGGGTGGATGGGCCGTGGTCCCTGGACGCATCCACCTTCGACCGTTCGGTTTCACCCGACAGGTGCCTTTACTGGCTGAGCGGCGGGGACAGGGAGTGGTCCATTATGGAGCACTACTGCATGCCGTGGTTCGACTGCTGCGCAGACATCTGCGAGAGGTGGGGAGGCCCCGTGCGGGACGCCGTCCAATCGGCGTCCACCCTCGGCGAGATGAGGGACCGACTCACGTCCGCCGCCTCGCTCCCAGATATCTACGACTGGTGCATAGGCAGGGGATTCGCGAGGTAGCGGAAAATATATATACCGAATGAAGAAGACAGTCTGCAGGAACAAGTGGTGCAGGATCACGTTCGAGCAGGACGAGACCTCCGACAGGGCCGAGTGCCCCAAGTGCGTGTCGATGGACTCCGAGCTTTCCGGCGGCGTCACATGGACGGACAAGACATATGAGGGACCCAGGTTCGACGGCATGCCGCACGCCCTGAGGGTGAAAGTAACAAACTACATAAGATGACCGCACACTTCGTTGACCTTGATTGCCTGCTCGAAATGGGCGGGATGGCCTGGATAGTGGACAAGTCGAGGCCGAGCGTGCCCATAATGAAGGTGACCCGGCACGACTTCAACCTATACAGGAGCGGCGTGTACCGGTCCAGGGGGAACAAGGTCGAGTTCAACGGCGCCACGTTCTGGCTCCCCGACGACGTCTACTCGCGGCTCAAGGTCAAGCTCAAGTCCTCCCCCGCGCGCCTCGGCAACCTGGCCATATCGATGCAGGAGTTCATGAACAGGGACCTGGTGGAGAACCTGCCCTATTCGCTGAACCAGTCTATGGTGGACGCGCTAAGGAACAAGGTCGACGACATCTACCTCGTCTGCCCCAGGCAGACCGAGCGCGCCTACGCCTCCCACATAGAGAGACTAGAGGCGGACCTCGCGGAAAGGGGCATAACCATCAAGGGGAAGTACTACCTGTCCGAGACGTTCCACAACCAGACCGACGACACCCTTGCGTTCCGGAGGGCGAGGCTCCTTATCCAGCACCTGGTGGGCCGCCGAACGGAAAAGGGCGCGTTCGGCGAGGGCGAGGTGGTCAGGTACGACAGGATAGTCGCCTACGACACCAGCCGAAGTCTGCTCCTCCTGGCGAAGGAGGTCAACCCGGTCCTAAGGGACCTTATCGCGAAGACCGCGGAGGGCCTGGCGAGGGTCGTGAGGGAGAACGTCGACGACCACAAGCCGGTGCTGGAGCTCAGGTGGCTGACCGGCAACGAGGCGAACGCGGTCGTCACCGACAAGGTCGCCCTCGACTACTCCGCGCTGATCAGGCAGTACGAGTCCTTCAGGGTGACCCGCCGCTAGGCAGGCTTGTTCTTCAGGTAGTGGTCTATCAGGTCGTTTAGGTTCCTGGTGTCCATCACCTTCAGGTCCTCCTCCCCGGTCTCCCCGGCAGCCACCGGCGCCTCCGGTGTTATCTCGTTCAGCCCCAGGTCCTTCCTGATCTCCTTGTAGAACTTCTCCAGCTCCGTGCGCTGGGTCGATGAGAACTTCGAGTTCTCCCTTATCTGGGTTATGGTCTGGTTCACGACCTCGTGCATGCGGGCGCTGTTGTCGCCGTTGTCTACCTGTCGGAGCTGGGTGAGGAAGTTCTTACGGGTCATGCGCTGCAGGAAGATCGTCTCCGCGTAGATGGCCGCGTCCTCCCTCATCTTCGTCTTTATGTACCTGTGGTCGACCACCTTCTTGGCGTCGCCGAGGTACAGGTCCACCAGTCCCTCCAGCAGATCGCTGGCCTGGTCCACGGACTCGGATATGTCCTTGTCGTAGTCGTATATCTCGATCTCCCCCAGGTCGGGCAGGTCCTCCCTCTTCGCCAGGTACTTGGATATGTCGACCGTCTGCTCCTGCTTTATCCTCTCGAACTCGGTCTCAAGCTCGTTCTTCTTGTTCTCCTTCTGTGGGCTTGCCATCTTCGGAATGTTTTTTTTGCTGCGCCGCGGCCCTGTCGAGGAAGTCCCTGATCAGCCTGCTGACCAGCTTGGACTTGTTCATCAACCTCTCCTCGCAGTACGCGGTCAGCTGTGCGTTCGTGTCCTTGGATATCGAAAGCGAAACCTTCTCCGTCCTGACCTTGTCTCCCCTCATGGGCTTATATATAAAAATGCCACTTTTACCACCTTTGCTATTTTTATATATAGTCCGGCATGAAGACAAAGAAAAAGGAGGAGGAACTGAGGAAGTTCGTATTCACCACCAAGAACATAGAGGACATCACTGGTCAGATGAACGACGGGGTCGTCATGAAGCGGTACATGAACCCGTGGTTCAAGGGGGAGATCGGGGTGCGCAGGAACGGGATAACCTTCGCGATGACCCCGGACGAGATCCAGGAGTACATCAGGTGCAAGCTGGACATACAGTACTTCGCGGAGACATACTGCCGCATAAAGCGCGAGGACGGCAGCATCGGCAAGATCAAGCTCAGGCCGTACCAGAAGGACATCCTGGACCTTTACACCAAGAACAGGTTCAGCATCCTGATGTCGAGCCGCCAGTCGGGGAAGACCATCAACGCGGCCATAACGATGCTGCACTTTATCCTGTTCAACAACGACAAGAACATCATGATCGTGGCGAACATAGCGGGCACCGCGATCGAGATCATAGACAAGATCAAGTCAATATACATCAACCTGCCGTTTTTCCTTAAGCCGGGCATAAAGAACTGGAACCAGCGGACGATGATATTCGACAACGGGTGCAGGATAAAGTCGTCGGCAAGGAGCAAGACCCCGGCGATCGGCTTCACCATCGACTTCCTGTACCTCGACGAGTTCGCGCATATCCCCTCGAATATCATCGTGCCGTACTACACCGCCGTCTACCCGGTCGTGTCCGCAATCGAGAACTCAAAGATAATAATAACGTCGACCCCCAACGGGATGAACCTGTTCCACAAGCTGCTCACCGACGCCGAGAGGACGGAGGGGGACCCTTTGAAGAACAACTACAAGGCCATGAGGGTTTATTGGTACGAGGTACCCGGGAGGTTCGTGACCTACTACAGGCTGTACCCGACCAGGATCGCGTCCGCAGGGCTCACCAAGGAGACCTTGCTCGAGCAGACGATGGCCATGTTCTCCGGGATAACGAACGTCGAGATCAAGTGGAACTCCGACCTGGAGAAGGACGTCATAAGCGTATACAACAACGACGTGTGCTCCGAGGAAATGGCCAGGACGTTCCGGATAACCGACGCCGCCGGCCAGGAGTTGCCCATACAGGCGGTGGCCGACGTGACCACCTGGCGGGACGAGGCGGTCAAGGACATCGGGGGAGAGGACGCCTTCAACCAGGAGTACGGCCTCAGGTTCATAAACTCGAGCAAGTCACTGCTCAGCGAGAGCCTTATAGAGAGGCTCACCAAGTCGAAGGCCGAGTACGTGCACGAGGAGGTGCCGGAGTTCGAGAGCCTGCTGAGGTTCTCGTACAGCGACTTCCGCATCATAGCGGACGACGACGTGTTCAAGCCGGTGGACAGGAAGAGGGTCCGCGGCGTGATCTCGATAGACGTGTCCGAGGGCCTGGGCCAGGACTACTCGGTCATAAACATGTTCAGGCTGCTGCCGAAGCCGGACGAGCTCATCGAGGCGCAGAAGTCCCAATACACCAACATGTCCGACTTCTTCACCCTCACCCAATTCGGCATCTTCAGGTCCAATATAGTCAGCGTGAAGCAACTTGCGGAGATATTCTACCTTATCGCATTCGTCTACTTCAATGACGAGAACTTCAAGGCGGTCCTGGAGCTGAACGCCTATGGCTACGAGCTGCTGGCCCACCTGCCGAGCGTCTTCGACGGGCACAACAACTACGGCAGCTCGATATTCATGCGGTTCAAGCACAGGGCAGACGCGGTGGAGGAGAAGGTGGGTCTAAAGGTCAACGACGGCAACAAGAACCTGTTCGTAAAGGAGTACCAGGAGGCCATGTCCAAGAGGGCCTTCGCGGTCAACGAGGAGAACACCATAAGGGAGATCACTACATTCGTGAAGCAGGTGACCACTGCGGGCAACGTGAGGTATGCCGCCGACGTGGGCAACGACGACTGCGTAATGACGCTTGTGAACGCCTCCAGCGTGTTCAAGAAGACGGAGTTCAGGCAGATGTGCGAGGACTACGCGAACACACAGTTGCCCCCGGAAAGGCTCGCATACTTCAACTCCATACTTAGGGATGTCGAGTACACCGAGGCGACCGACTACTCCGCCCTTATAAACGTGAACCGGCACAGGCGCATGATGAGGGACTACGGCCAGTCCACCGCACGGACAAACTGGTTCAGCTGACCTCCATCGTGACGGTCAGTCCGGCCCCCTTGAGCTTCTCGTACATGGTCTGGATGGTGTCCTTCTCGCCGCGCTTGACGTCGCACTTGCCTTTGAAGTGCACGAGGTGTGCGCACTGGTTGGCCTGCTCGAAGTGGTGCTTGCACACCCGCATCAGGCACTCTATGACCCACTCGAATGTGTTGTGGTCATCGTTCCAGAGTATGAGGGTGTAGGGCGACGACAGTTTCTCGTCAAGCTCCGACATCACTTTCTCCTTAGTTCCTGGCATAGTCATCTATATATTTGGTCCTTAATGGGGCAAATATATGTATTTTTTTAGTCGATGATTGAATTTATCTTTGCAGCTCTAATCTTCTCGCGCAGAGAGTACTCCCTTTTGAGGTCGACGTCGCCGAGTCCTATGGCAGTGAGTGCGTCTTGTGGGTCCTGTCCAGGATACATCTTTTCTAACAGTGCGACATTGTCGTTGTAGCTTATCTGGAAAAGTTCCTCTATGATTTGGTTGTCTACCGCCTTGGCAAACTCCTCGTTGAGGATTCTTGAAAGTTCTTCCGCGTAGTCTATACCTCTGGGTGGATCAGGTATTTCGGTCCTTTCCAACTTGGCTCTCAATTTTCTAGGCATTAGTTCTGACGATATTTTTCCCGACCGGGTCGGTAGTTGGATATATATACCGCATGTCCGTCATGGATGGAAAAAACAAGGTTTTACGCCTTAATATATAACTCAACAAAAAAAACAAGAGACAGATGAATTACATCAGGGGTTACAAGTCACACGCCTCCAATAGGAAAGGTCAGCCCGCCCAGGCGCCGAAGAACGAGAGCGTGATGGTGGTTAATGACACCTACAAGGTTAACGTGACTGTTGACATACCTCAGTCGCTCATAAACTCATACGTGAAGAAGGTGAAGGACAACCTGGACAAGAACGCCAGGCAGTTCTATTCCGACCAGCTGATGGCGGAGGAGCTCGTTAAGTACGTTCTCCAAGTCAACATGGACGTCGCCAAGCTCGACGCCCGCGCGTTGTTCGGCGGCGTTCCGCAGGGACAGGCGCAGGGACAGGCACAAGTTCAGGTCCAGGGTCAGGAAGGTCAGATGCAGGCGCAGACTCAGGGACAGGCACAGGGCCAGGAAATGCCGCAAGGACAGGCGCAGAGTCAGGCACAAGGTCAGCCGCAGGGTCAGGCAATGCCGCAAGGACAAGCACAAAGCCAGGGCCAGGCAATGTCGCAGGGTCAGGCGCAGCCTCAGGGCCAAGCGCAGCCTCAGGGCCAGGCACAACCACAGGGTCAAGGTCAGGCACAAGGCGAAGAAGGATTCGAGGAAGTGCAGAGAGAAGAGGAAGAGGGCGAAGAGGAAGAACTCCCGCTCTAATCCGAGAATAGAAAGACGAACTTATTCCCGTCAGTCCCTGAAGAGATTCAAACTGACGGGTTTCGTTTTTTCGGGACCCGAGGGATAATATATAGTGTCATGGATTTCATCAAGCTCTTCGAAGAATACGGCGACACAAGCCACCTGCTTATAGTTGACGTGCAGAGGTCTTTCAAGAAGTTCTTTACCGATGCCTACCTTAAGGAACTCAAGAAGTACGCATCCACGTTCGAAAATGTGTATCAGATATGGGACAACCACGTCCAGGGACCCAACGTCGACAAGGACTATCTTTACGACTCGAAACCGGATATACCGGACATCGAAGAGATCTACGACTTTCCCAACGAGAAGCTCAGGATCGAGAAGAGGTACAACTACGACGTCGACGCAGACTTCTACAAGAACATCCTGGACAAGGACACCTACAGGAGGATAAAGGACCTCGAGCACACTAACCGCATAAAGCGCGGGGACATGTTCCAGACCAAGGAGGGCACCGTTATAGTCTACATAGGGAACAACCACGTTTGGTACCATATACCCAAGAAGCTGCACAATCTTTTCAAGAAACTGAAGGGGCAGAAGATAACCATAGTCGGTGGGAGCATGGGTGAGTGCCTGCTGGACGTAGAGACTGCGGCGAGGTCTATGGGCGTCGAGTTCGTGACCGACAAGAGGTACGTATACTCAGCGACCCATTGTCCGATAAAATAGAACAACTTCGGATGAGACATCTTTTTTCCATAAACAAGGTCGCCGATGTAAAGGATTGGCGAGAGCTCGAAAGGGAGTCTTTTGAAAAGGCCATGTCCAGTGAGCAGATCGACGACTTCACCACAGGTGAGGTTAGGGCGGTTGCCGACTTATTCTCAGGTAGTCGTTCTAAGGCTAAACATCTATCTTTGTACAAAGTACAGGGGTCGCACCAAAATAATGTTCCGGTATTGCTGGGATCCACTTTATTGGACACCATAAATAATGGGTATATCGATTTCAACGCATCAAGGAGTCGAACGTGGGAATGTGAGTTACCCAACAGTATTTGGGATAGACTAGATTCCATAACACCATCAAATATTATGGTTGTCGATGGAAAAAGGGATTTCAGGGTCAGAATAATGAAATCTATTGACGACTACTATTTCGTTATACACGAACCCGCAAACAGTTTGTTGTCATACCTTGGACCCATAGATATGAGTGCATTTCACAAAGAGTCCAAGTACTATGTATGTGACGGTTTCCGTCCTTTGAAAGATTTGATAAGGGTGATCAGTAAATGATGTCGAGAATAATCTCGATTCTTCCCTGTCTGTAAAGGTTTGATAGGTAGACAAGCAGCGGACTGGTACTATTCGTTCTTCGTTTGCGGTTCAGGAACCTTCCAAACACCATATCCAGGGTTATATCTTCCGGCCTCCTGTTCATGTGAATAATAGTACCGATCTCAGTTGACGGTTTAGTTGAGGGCATATCGAGGATACCGCCGTCTACTCTTCGGAGATGGAACTGATAAACCCCGAACCTTTCAATCGATTGGTAGTCCTCGCTGAGACTGAACTCATGTTCACACCACACCCACTTCTTGATGACCACATTTTCCATTACGCACTGAGAGGTTTATCGGATATCTGTGGATGCATTGGGATTCGAACCTGTAGTAAAAAGACAAGCGGTAAGTCCTTTCAAAAGGATTAGAGATTATACCTATTCCCACATTTAACACACCACTGCGTCTACCAAATTTCACAACCTGAATATAAATGAAGGTTCCATACCTAGAATTTACGGGAAGTCACCTACAACCCACCTCGCGGTCAGGACAGGATTCGAACCTACAAAAAGAAACGGATTTTAATCAATGTGCATCCACAAAGCAAAGTTTCTGCGTCTAAAACCAAATTTCGCCACCTGACCTTTTGCACTTCCTCTATTCGTTGTATAGTGCTAACCAACCCATAACCAATATTAAAGACTGGATCAATCCGCAGATATGGCGGCCATAACGATCTCCCTCATCCGGTCGATAACGAACTGCTCGTCGAACCCCTCCTGAGACAGGAACACAGAGTTGCGGGTCATTATAGGCGCTGCCTTTGACCTAACAGCATTGAAGTCTCCGTCGCAGGCCTCGTGCATCACCTTCCAGATCGGACCGTTTTGGAGTACACCCTCGCCGACGCAGAAAGTACCAGAAAGTACCTCGGGATTGATTCTCCTAAGTATGCGTTCGTTCTTATACCAACGTTCGATTGCATTTCCCTTGCTACCCTGTTTCTTTGACTCGAAGAAAGCGACCGGTACCCCGTTAAGGAGGAAGATACCACCGTCCGGTTGACATGACCCAACACCCGATGTGATCTGGGTCTGGGTGAGCTTGGACTGGAACGTCAACCCTTCGATCTGGAGTTCAGACACTAGCTTCCTCGCGCAAGCGTTTACGAGAGAATCGTTTATTCTCGCTGCTTCGTCAGTCGCTACTTGTCCCGGTTGAATACCCCTTCTCTTGATTGTTTTCATGACACAAAGATACGATAACTATACCAGACCACAAAAAGAAAATAACCCCCGCCGATCCTAGGGTTTACCGCTTTACCATAAGTATCTCGGTAGCCTTCTTGGCTTCGAACCCCTCCTCCGTCTTCTTCCTCCTGCCGGCGGTGTATGTGACCGGGAACATGTGGATTTCCATAACCCCTTTTCTAGATTCAAAAAAGTCGGATCCATCGTCCCTGTTGCACAAGAACACCCTACCAGGCATCGATTGTGCGGCGGTTATCAAGGCGTCGCACTCCGAGTCTCCCCATCCGGTACCGTAAGTCGTAAAGGAGTCGCGGTAGGGAGGGTCCATAAAAGTGAAGTCCCCCGGAGGACATGTAGTCCAGTCACCACATATGATCTCGGCGGACTGGAGCGCCAGGTGCCAGTGGTCAATGGCGTCCCAATCGAAACAAGTCTCGCGCTGGTTGAGCAACCCACAAGGGGTGCCGAACCTGCCGTTTGTGTTCTTGTTTATCTGCCAGATGCCGTTGAACCCTGTCTTCATGAGGAAGTACAACACTGCGGCCTCCTTTACTGGAGACCACTGCTGGTAGTCGTATGCGTGGGCATATCTGACCTCGTA